TGATTTCCTATCCTTAGGTCAAAATCTTGGAATTTGATATCTGAAACCGTGCCATCGGCAGCAGTGACATTTCTGGCCATGTCAAAAGAAAAACTGTGCCTGTGTCTTTCAGTTTCCCATCTATCTCGGCTGTTTGATCCCACTGCAGACTCATCTTGGCAGCGTTTGCACTGTTGCGGCCATATACCCATCAGCATGTCTTGGCGCACTGACTTCAAGGTATCGCAATTCAATACATCAACTGACGAAACGTCACTTATGGTTAGCACCTTGCCATCTTTCATCAGCAAGGTGTTGCCTTTGCCTGCACTTTGGCTGTGAGAACACATACGGAGATCGCCGTTGTTCTTGACACCAAGATGCGTCCAAGGTAGCGGGCACCACATCATAATTCTTTCACAGAGATTACCATATCAATATATACGTTCGCTGCGCCTACAAGTAAACTTGTCGCATGAGAGATGGACCAAACAGGCAATATTCCAAAGAATGGATACAAGTGGATCGACCACAGCCCATGTATGACCGAGAAATCCACAGGTTATATGGATCTATTTACAGTCAAAATCTGGTAGATTCTACAGATATTGTGAATGATTTCAAAGAGATGTTTCTCAATTATCTAGACGGACACACCCTGAGCAATTTAAGAGGTTATAGACAATTTTCCCGCCTGGACATTTGTATCGGTTGCACACAATTTATTGACGACCTCTATCAGAGATGTGGCACACTAGGCCTGATGACATTGGAAAACGAATACAAATATCATTGGCGGTTGAATAAAGATATCGTATATACAACTTTGGAAACCTTGGATTCACGCAAAGAATTGTTGATTAGCATGCCATTCCCTGCACACGGCAATGTGCACCCTCAGATGGTTGAGCTATTGGATCGCTGCCTAGAATTGAGCATCCCAGTCCATGTTGACGGAGCATGGATTTCCTGCAGCCGAGGTATAGATTTTGATTTTGATCATCCAGCTATTCAAACATTTGCTATCAGTCTCAGCAAAGGAGGTCTGGGCAATGACAGGATCGCATTGCGATTTGCGCGATCACGGCCAGACGGTGCCATCAGCATAATGAATGATTTTAACATGAACTGCCAAAGTTTGTTGCATATTGGCATGGCATACATGTCACAGATTGGGCCTGAATATTTTTGGAAAAAATACGAAACAGCCTATGCACAAGTATGCCGAGATTTTGATCTCACTCCGACCAAAGCCATACATCTTGCCATGACCAAACAGGGACAACCTGTTGGAATTAGACCATTGCTGCGCTGTTTGCAATCTTAAGCATGTCCTATCATGCCAAAATACTGTGCATCGCTTAGCTTGCTAACTTCTGTGATTTGATTCTTGATTATCTGATTTACCAGTTTGATGTTATTTTTGTGCAAAGATGGATCCAACTGACCTATTACATGTCCTAGATTTAGACTGAGCACCGTGAGCACGACATCATTGGCTATCTCAGCACCGGCATTGGTTTCTAACTGTGCGTGTACGCCAGCTAGATAGGTGTACAATGCCGCACTGAGGTCATTTTTTAGATCTAATGTCTTTTGCTCATCCATAATCTATTAAAATATCAAAGAAGGTTTATAGCAAGGCTGAGATAAGGTAAACCGGGCATTTAGCCCGGTTTAGTATCAGTATGCTTGACCAGTCTGTGATCCGCCTGGTAGCGGCTGCGTCAAGCTCAGTACCCTGATTGGTATGTAGATGAACTCGATAGCAACTTCTGGTTGAATTGCCACGTCAATCCAAAGCTCATTGGCTGAAATCCTAGCCGGTGTGTTATTGCTGTCATCGCATACCACTGAATAGTCATACAGCGCCCGCAATCCCACAAGCTGTCCCATGAACGCATTAAATGCTGCAGTCACAGCCTGACGAGTCTGTTGATCATTTGGTTCAAACAAGAATGGCTGTGCCAAGGTGTTCAAGTTGTAAGCCAAATAGTTGATCAAACGTGCCACATTGACACGATCCAACAGTGTGGTAATTGGATCCAGAGTCTTCTGACCAAATATCACCAATCCGCGATTTGGTATGTAGCTGATTGGGTTGATGCTGTTTAGATACAACACATCGCGCTGACCTTGGTTCAATGTCACAGGTTGATATGTGCCATCTGCCTTGAGATATCCAACGCTAAGCGCTCCTTGCACCAAGCCGCGATTGAAACCGGCAGGAGCAAACCATGGGTACGCAACCTGATCGTTATAAGCATATGTGGTCAATGCCATCACGCTTGGTGGAACAAATACTGTGCTACCGTCAAGATTGGTCTCTAGTGCCCACGGATAGTACACAGCAGCATAGCTGCTGTGAGTTATCAGTCCATCTGGACCATCTTCGAATGTATTGTTGGCGTTTGTAGCCCAATTCTGTAGGCTTGTGGTGTCAGCTGGTAGTGTACCAGGAGGATCAGCAAGCACGAAGAATATGTCTTGGCGATCAGTGTTAAGCGCTACCATGTTTGCCAAGCATTCAATATAACCTGGCGTTGCCATGAGGTTGTAATACACTGCTTCACCACGGATGCTCTGATTGCTTTCTATGCTGGCATTCAAGGCCTTGACTACCATCGCACGCTGTGCATCAGATCCCATGTACGGAGTGCCATCTGGGCGATTACCGCTGGCTGTAACCCAGCAATTTGAATCATACGGTGCGCTCAAGTTAGGGAAGTAATTGACATAATACTGCTTGACGTTGTAGGTGCTGTAACGTGTGTTAAACAGCAACATACCTGCAGGATAAAGTTCTGCGTTAGGCGCATCGCTGTCAACATAGTTGCTTACAACCATAGCGCTTGGTGCTTGGCTGCCATCCACATACCCATCGCTGTTGTAACGTGCATCTGTGAAGATGATACCAGACGGACTGCTGTGATTGGTGTTGTCGATCAGCGAGAATGAGTTAGAACTTGCATCATAACGATACAGCACTGGATACGGTGTGGCACTGCTATCAACCCATATATCGTTGGTTACCAACGGATTGCCATTGCTCTGTGTGGTAGGCATGCTACCGTCAATGATTGGACCGTTTGGATCAGTCGCAGGATAGGCATTTCGGTAACCCTGCCAGATCTGGCCGTTACCAACCATGATGTCAACCTGCAGTGCAGTATTATACCATAGTGTGCCATCAGCTGGTGGACCAACTGGTGCAGTAGCACTAGCTGTATAGTCCAATGGCTGCCAACTTGATCCATCCCAGTAATACAGTACTATGTTGGCCACTGCCGGGCTAGCAGCAGAATAATTGTAACGACCGTACACAGTTCCAATAGCACGTAGAGCACCAAAGGCAGCATTAGCTACGGCATCGCTGCTGTACAAAGGCACCGTTCCTGTGTTAGGGGTGATGTTTTCCTGTACCCAGAGAGAACCATTATATTTGCTTACAACTAGGTTAGCGCCGCGATCCTGGCTGGTGGTATTGATCCACACATTAGTGGCCGCAGTCTGCGCCAAGCTGCTAGGGACAGTAAGGCTTGGATAGAAGCCTTGGTATACCAACTGACGACCAAACACATAGCCGTTCTTGATACCGGCGCTATTCAATGGCGTGCCGCTGATATCTTTCACGACAAACTGAGTGTTGTTGGTATTGGTTATGGTCAGATAGTTGCCAGTAGCCATTGATGCCACGATTGGACCAGTTGGGAAAGCTGCATTGATTGCTGCTACTACTCCAGTCAGCGTGTTGTTAGGTGCTGCTGGTACATAGATGGTCACAGGATTTCCTGTGCCCGGATCTATGCTAAAGGTGTTTGCTGTCAAAAATCCCATTGTGACATTGAAAGTTGCATTGCTGCCACTACCGCCTGTTACCGGTACAGGATTGGTTGGATTGACTGTGTAGGCACCTTGGTTGCCAATCGTAACAGTGTTTACACCCCAACCCAAAGTGAATGTAGCATTGATACCGCTACCGCTCGTCGAAGTCGGTGTCACAGGATTGGATGGTACACTGCCGGTGCGCTGACCTGCAGCAGTGATATTCACTCCTGTGATAGCACCACCGGAAACGGTGGCTACCGTGAGAACCACTGGGCTTGTATAGTTTGAACCAGAGAATGTCAATGTATCACCGATATTGTATCCGCTACCACCTCCCGCTGGTGTTGCTGCTACAGCTTGAACTGATGCTACACTGAGTACAGCATTTACGCTATGTGTACCGCCAACTACGTTTAGGCTGTCGCCTGGCACATATCCCGTACCAGGTGCCACAGTGGTCGCAGATGCCACATAGGTTGTTGCTGCTACAAATGTAGGATTGGCCACCGTACCTGTGACTGCGCCATAGTAGGTCTGGGTCACTGGCATACCTGCATTTTGCCATGGATGAGTGGTGTCAGATTCTGTTGTAATATCTGCAAACGCAGTATCTGTACCGTCATAATTGGTTATTACCAAATAGTTGCTAGATCCGCTGGTAGCAATGCTGGCATACGCATTGAAGCTGTTAGAATCCAATACTGCGTTGATGCTCGACACGAATGCTGCAAGCGTGGTTCCGCTGACAGTGATCGTTACCGGTATGCTGTCGCCAATGCCAATTGTGCACTGATTGCCAGCTGTAAAGGTTGGATTAGCCACTGTGCCCGTTATCACCCGTGGTGCTGCTTCGCGCCAGCCCCAACCAGGGTTGGTTGCTTGTGTGGTACCGACATTGAACCACCATGCTGCAGTGGTTCCGTCGAGAGTTGTTTGCTCAATCTTCTGCCACACGTTGTTCTGCATGAGACCGCTGTATGGATCTGTGCTGTATGCATCTACCACATAGTTGCCCACGTTGCCATATGTGTACTTCGGAAGGATAGTGTTGGTTGGCTCCGTAGAGGTAAAGCCAAGATTGGTTAATATGTAGCTGTTGCTACCAATCAGATCTATGAGCGTTGTGGTATCGCTGCCTACCAGGCGCAGATAATACATGTCGTCGATAGCGGACACAGTCACATCTGGTTTTCCAGTACGTGCATATGGCATAGCAACTATGCCAGCATTCTGTATGGTTGCGTTGCTGTTAATGGTGCTGATTACGCTGCTGAGGCTTTGGCCGATCGTCAGTGCTATCGCGATTCCGTTGATGACCAGATTTGCATTGACGGTGATGATTGATGTGCTAGCACTGGTTCCAATAAATCCGCTTTGGACCATGATCTCCAAGTTGGCGGCCGAGGTCAATACTATCGGAGTATTAGCAGTCCAAGCGTTGGCACTGTTGACGTTGCCATTGCTGGCAAAGATACCCCAAGTTGACTGGGCACTGTTTAACCAATATTGATTAAGCGATGGAGGTCCAGCTGGCTCAGAGGTGCTTGGTACCATCTGGCTGAGGTCGATATCAGCACGCAACACATAGGCTGTGTTAGCAATACCCAGATACTGATAGGCCGTGAACAACCCAAGCTCGTTCAGCTGGTTACCGTAATCAGATGTTCCAGCAGTGCTGTAGAATGTGGGGACACCAAATGTCTGCAGTAGATCACGCTGGCTGCTAACCAGATACAACTGGTTAGCATTGGCTGCCAGTGTTCCCGGCGCGTATGATGTTGTGCTACCCGGTGCCAACTTGTTGGCTGCAGTAGCTATCATTATCAGTGGTACTGTTCCGGCTCCGGCGCTGGCATAGACACTTTCGTCTGTGACTGTAACGCTTACGCCTGGGGATACTAAGGTGGCCATATTTGAACCTCTCCATTGGGGATGTGTGCTGATCTATTTATCAGCCCCCTGACAAAATTATAGATTTTACTCGGAGTTGAACACGCGCACAGGCTTGATTGCCAAGCTGATCTACATTATCATAAGCAAGAAAGGAATTTCTATGATAGTTGGCATCTGCGGATTGATAGGCAGCGGCAAGGGAACCGTTGCAGACATATTGGAACAAGATCAGGGTTTCATCAAGGTGAGCTTTGCCGATAGCCTCAAGGATGCAATAGCAGCCGTGTTCACATGGCCTCGCCACCTGCTGGAAGGTGACACAGATGAAAGCAGAGCGTGGCGAGAACAAAAAGACACTTGGTGGGCAGATAGGTTGAAGATACCAGATTTGACTCCGCGATGGGTGCTGCAGCAGTGGGGCACAGAAGTATGCCGCTTGGGATTCCACGACGACATTTGGATAGCCAGCATGGAGCGCAAGCTTGATCCAGATCTGAACTATGTGATACCAGACACTCGCTTTCCCAACGAGATCAATCTAATCAAGAAACTCAACGGTCAGGTTTGGCATGTTGAACGAGGGACACGACCATCTTGGTTTGACCAATATAGATTAGGAGGATCTCCTCCAAGCAGCATACATGCTAGTGAATGGGCGTGGGTCAGATCAAAATTTGACCAAACCATTGACAACAATGGCACCCTAGAACAACTGAAACAGACCGTGCAGGGCCTGATTAAATAGATTACGCAAGAAGGTTCATATGGTTGAAAACGTTCCAATAATGCTCTGTGATGCCGGCGAAAGCCAAACCAATGCATTGGCCTCCGAACTGGCCAGAGCTGTAGGTCACAGCAACAGCACACTGACCTATCCAGGTTCGGACGGATCAAACAATGGATTTGATTCGTTTGAACTGGATATAGAACATCTGAAGGAAGCTAACCGCTATCTAATGCGCGCCAACAAGAGCATGCATCGTTCTTGGCCCAGGCGACAGCTAAACACAGACAACGCACTACGTCGCGACAGCTGGATCTCCAGATGGTCGCATCAGATATTTATGTTTGGCCTGTTCACGCAGGACGCAAGCCTGCTCAAGATCAACACTGACATGGCCTGGGCTGCCCAAATCTACGTGGATCGTTTTCTTTATGATAATGAGCCCTGGGACCTATGCGAACTCTATCTGTTTGACATGAAGAGCGAAAGCTGGTGGCAATGGAAGCAGCAATGGCTACGAATTGATGCCGTGCCTGCCCCATCTGGAGTTTACACAGTATTAGGACAGGATAGGCTAACCAATGCTGGTAAATCTGCCCTAAAAGATCTCTTCGCAATCAGCCAATGATCACGCCCAATGGCATGGCATTGTCAATGTAAAGATCGATGTCACGTTCGAGACGTTCTATGGTAACTTTGCTCTCATCCATCAACTGTTGTCCTTTGAGAGTGGTTCCGCCTTGAGGACCTGCTAAGGTATTATACTTGCTGTATGCTTCGCCCAGCATGCGCTGGCACCAAGCCAAGGTGTAATCCCTGATCCAAGGACGTGCAAATGGATCTTTCAAAATAACATCGTTGGCACGATACATATAGGCCCAGATCAGTATCTGCTCGTTGCCGCTTGGACGTCGCACGATGCTGAGTTTCTTGGTCACTGTGTCAAAAGTGTAGTTGATGTCGCGGCCAAACATGCGTCCAGCTTGATCAAGATATTCATAGAATAGCTCGTAGGTCAGCAGTCCGGCACTGTAACCTCCGCCTGCCCCTGCCTGCAACAGATACAAGTTAGTGTACGCCAAACTGAATGGATCTATCTGGGTACCACCTGTTATACCACCCAATCCTCTGCGAAATAGCTGACGCACAGAAACAACGTTATCTGGCAGATAATAATCTGTGATATCGTTCTGTAGCAGAAGAAACAGATAGCTTTCTTCGTCGGCATTACCACTACGCTGCCTATAGCGATCAAATGCCAAAGTTAGCGCAGTGTTGTAATGTCCCGGATCAAGTTCAATGTCAACCATACCTCCACCAAGCATGAACTGTACTTCATCTATGATTTGCTGCTGCAGCGGGGAGGTTTGAGTAGCAGGTGGGACTTGTACAGTTGAGGTTGCCATGGTTCATTGATCTCCAACGATATTTATGGCAGGGTGTTAGTCATCTTTCATGATCTTCATTACGTTACGGCAATATCTGCTTGGTTTCTTGCGTAGATTTTTGCCAAGACCTTGATTGTACAGAGTCAATGCGCTGCACTGATCATCATGTGCTTCGTCAAGTGCCATGCGCATGTATTTCATGCTATATTCCAGATTCACTTCTGGCTGCAGCAATGCAGAGCATTTGCCGTCAAATCCAATGCCTCGAGCCGTGCCGCACTTGATCTGTCCCAGACCGTAGTTGCCTTGACTCAATGCCTTTGCGTCCCAATTACTCTCATACGTTACTACAGCGATTGCCAGGGAGCTTGGCACATTGTGTTGGTGGGCCTTGTCAGCTGTAAGCTGAACCAGAGGAGCGTTGCTGTAATTCGCACCCCCGGCACTCACTGTCTCACAGCCTGCGCATGCTAAACAGAGAGCTACGACCATAGCCATCTTTGTCATTGGCATCTATATTTAGCTTCCCAGCAACGCTGTTGTCAACTTACTTGAACACTTTGATTACCAAGGTGTCCTTGTTGAGCCGTCCGTTCACCGGATGCTTCTTGCCTTTGATGTAATCTCCCATGACCACATCCACTCGCTTGCTGGTGGCCGCATCACGCAAGGTCCCTAAGATCTGCTTGGGGTTGCGCAGCGTCTTGGCAAAGCTGGCAGACTCGTCATAGCCTGTGACCTTGGTGCCTTTGATACCAAGTCCCGACTCGCCCGCCACGTACAAGTATACCTTGCGGCTCTTGCTGTTGTAAACCAGCACCTTGCTGCTGCCTGGGATCATAGCAGGGTTGATGCTGGCCATGTCAGTGTTGAGATCCACAGTCTTGAACTTGGCCTTGCTGGCCTGCTTCACGCTCTTGCGGCTAGCACCGCGGCTGTCTGCCACTGCCCTGGCATTACCTGTGCTGGTTGCCAGCACGTTGACCACTGTGACAATAGGTTCAATGGTCTCAGCTACTAGCTCGTTATCCTTGTCGCGCAGAGCATCAGCAAAGGCTTCCTTGAAGTGATCATAGAGCTTCTTTAACATCTGCTGGTTAGGACGTGCGCGATCCAAGAACTTCTTGGTGGCTTCTTCGATGTCAGCAGGGTTGCTCATGTGCTTGCGCCAGATAGCTTCCATGTTGCTGTACAGCGTGACATATTCCATGTTGCGCTTCTGTACCGTGCTCAGCTTGCGCTGCGGTTCGTCATCTTCAGTAGCTGCCACCTTGATCTGCAGTAGCTCGTCAACCTTAGCATCAAACCATGCTTGGATGTCTTCTGGCATCACAGCACCGTGCTGTACCACAAAAGCGATGCGGCCTACCATAGCGTAATGATGAGTAGGAAGCGCAGCCCAGTGTGCTTGCTCATCTAGATCGCGGTTCAGCTTGGCCCATGTTTGGAAGTATTGCTTGAGAGTGGCATAATCCATCTCCACGCGGGCCCAGTCCATAGCTTCGCGCCATGCTTTAGCATGATTGTCGTTCTCAGGGCCAGCAGCACTGAAATCAACGCCCTTGATCTTGCGGGGAATAGCTGTG